AGGGGAGGGTTTAAAAAATGCCTGCGAAGAGTGAGGCGCAGAGAAGGCTGATGGGGATGGCCCTTGCGGCGAAGCGGGGAAAGATCCCGGAGAGTGCGGTACATGAGAAGAGCGTGCTTAGGATGAGTGAGTCTGAGTTAGAGGATTTTGCGAGGAAGGTATCTTCCGAGAAGGCTCGTAAGGGCCGAAGAAGAAAGAAGTGAGAGGTGATTATGGGCTATGGTAGTAAAGGACAGTAAGCGGCTATTACCTAGGCAGAAGGCGTTTTGTGTGGCTTACGTGAAGTACAGGGCTAACGGGGAGAAGGGCGCGGTAAAGAAGGCTTGGGAAGCGGCAGGCTACCGTGGGGATCACGCACGTGGGCACAAGCTGTTAAAGGACGATGCGATAAAGAAGTACATCGAGCGTATTGAGGCTGAGGAAGCTAAAAAGTACGAAATTACGAGGGAATGGATTGAGCGTGAGTTAGTGGAGAATTACTACGAGGTAAAGGAATCCGATCGGTTTGATTTAAGTCTTGAGCACTTAAAGGCGATTGCGAAATTTAAGGGTTTGGACACTCCTGAGAGGGTTGAGGTAAGCGGGCCTAACGGTGGGCCTTTGGAGTCTAGGTCTGTAGCTGCGTTTTTTGTAGCTGAGGATATTTTGAAGCCCAGGGGCTCTACAGATGACTGAGCCTGCGTACAGGGACGGCTACGAGGAGCTTTGGAAGGTTATTCGCTGGCTTCAGGCTCCTGAGCGCACGATGGATCAGGCGCTAAGGGTATACGCGAAGTTAGTGGGCGATCCTACCTTTGTAGACGCTTACTGGGCAGAGCTTGCTCGTTGGGACAGGTTTTTTTTGGGTGTTGTGCTTTGCAGAAGGGACGATCTAAAGCATCCGTGGATATTTGCCAGGTGCCGTGAGGTAGAGCGTAATCCTGACGGGTACTTGGATCTTTGGGCCAGGGGTCATTACAAGAGTACGCTGATAACGTACTTAGGAGCGATACAGGAAATTTTGCGTGATCGGAACATAACGATAGGTATTTTTTCACATACACGGCCTATTGCAAAAGGGTTTTTAAGGCAGATAAAGCGCGAGTTTGAGACAAACGAGGCTTTGAAGCGTTTGTTTCCTGATATTTGCTACGAGAACCCTAAGAAGCAGAGTCCTTTATGGAACGAGGATGAGGGGATCATCGTAAAGCGGTCGACGAACGCAAAGGAGGCAACCGTAGAGGCATGGGGCTTAGTGGACAGTCAGCCTACCGGGAAGCATTTTAAGCTCATGATTTACGATGACGTAGTGACTGAGCGAAGTGTAAACACTCCGGAGATGATTCTAAAGACGACTACTGCCTGGGAGCTTTCCCGTAACCTGGCTGGGGAAGCTGCGTTATCTGTAGTTCCGTGTGACGCTTCTGAGGAAGCTGGGCCGTGCGAGGTAAAAAGCGAGCAGCCTAGAACCTGGTACATAGGCACAAGGTACAACTATGCAGATACTTACGCTGTGATGATAGCTCGTGGAGCTGCAATTCCTAGGATTCATCCAGCTACCGCAGACGGCACACCTAACGGAGAGCCTGTGTTTTTGTCCTTTAAGGAATGGGAGCGCAAAAAGGCAGAGTCTAGTGACTATGTGATTGCCTGCCAGATGCTTTTGAACCCGGTTGCGGGCACCCAGCAGGAGTTCAAGCCGGACTGGATTAGGTACTATGAAATTCGTCCAGAGGTTTTGAACGTTGCGATTCTTGTGGACCCTGCAAACTCCAAAAAGCGCGGTTCATGCAACACAGCGATTGCGGTTATAGGCATGGACGCGCAGATGAATAAGTATTTCCTGGACGGCTGCTGTCACAAGATGAGCCTAGAGGAAAGATATAGGACTCTTTCGAAGCTGTACTGGAAGTGGTCGAAAGCGAAGGGAGTTAGAAGTGTTACTGTAGGATACGAAAAGTACGGTATGCAATGCGATATAGATCACTTCGAGATTATGATGCGTCTAGAGAAGAAGACCTTTCCGATTATTCCAGTCTCCTGGGTAAGAGACTCTAGCGGCGCTTCTAACAGAAAGGACGACCGCATAAGAAGGCTTATTCCTGACCACAAAAACTGGAGGTTTTTCTATCCCTACGAGGGAGAGCCTACGAAGCTACAGATACTTACGGAGCAGAAGGGTAAGGGCTACTTGGTTTCTAAGCCCATTATGTCGATAAACGAGAACGGTAGATCCTATAACGTTGTAGAGTATTTGCTAAAGAACGAGTATTTCTTCTTTCCGGCCACGACGCAAAAGGATCTTTTGGACGCAATGAGCAGGGTTTACGATATAGACCTACAGCCGCCGATGCCTGAGCTTAACGAAAAGGACATGATACCAGATGCTATTGGAGACCCGTAACATGCCTGAAATCGATCTTGAGCGCTGTATTTCGGACATTGGGGAGCTTGAGAACAGACTGAGGGACTTGGAAGAAGAGCTTATGCGTGTGGACTCGAACATAATGCGTGTAAAGAAGCAACTGGACGACTTTCAGGCGCAGGTGGAAGCTGCCTATGCGGACTTAAGCGCAAAGTTTATGGAGGCGATACAGAATGTCGGCAAAAAATCCCGTAGATAGATGGATAGAAGATGTATCCACATACGGGCTGCTTACGGGGTTCGACGGAGGTAAAGGCGAGCCGGAGGGTCCGCAGCTCGGCCAGAGGGCCTCCGCTGGCTACTGGGCGCTACCTGCGGCAATTCGTTCGTACATGAGCTTAGATGCGTTCATGTGGCTCTCCGAAGCAGAAAAACGAACCATTCTGGAAAGAGAAACCGTGCCTGGCATAATCGAGGAGTAATAGAAGAAATGCCATATATTTCAAGGAGCCCGGAGGTAATAACCGAGTTCGAACGGCACGAGCTTCACAGGGGAGACACGAAGTTAAGTGCCAGGAGGCTTGCAGGAGAGATTATGGATACCCTGCAAAGGCTCTACCCGTTTTCCAAGACTGGAGCGCTTTGGGAAGTAAGAGTTGATGCAGACAACGGAGTTTGGACGATACGGGATCGCACAAGTCTGAGTATGCACGGATATGTCGGAAGGATCTTAGACTTTGATACCTACGATTCGGTAAGGCGAAAAGCCATGCTTGCCGGCGGAGAGATCCTGGAGCGTACTCTTGGCAGATGCGACGACGAAGGCGTAAGAATGGTTACTCGCTATGACGGTATTCCTGAAAAAGAGCAGCCCGTTCACAGAATGATTTCCTCTAGGCTTATCACTATGGGAGAAGGGCGATGAGAGACACCCCTCCTGACGTTACGAATTATATTTCTAGGGAAGTTACTGAACTTGCCACCTCCGCGGAGCCACAGGAGTTGCCGGACGACTTTTGGGTGAATCTTGCCAGAGAGGCATATTCAGTATCCACTTCCTACGTGGACGCTAACTACAGGCGCAAATGGGAGAACTCGCTTCGGCACATGATGAATAAGCATCAACTTGGAAGCAAGTACCTGACTGCGCCCTATCAGTACAGAAGCAAGTTCTTTAGGCCCAAAACCAGAAGTGCCTATAGAACCACGGAAGCTATGGCCGTAGCTGCGTTCTTTTCCAACCCAGACATTGTAGCAATGGAGCCAGAAAACGGGGACGACCCTGTGCAAGTTGCAAGTGCCCGGGTACAGCAGCAGCTTTTGCAGTACAGACTAGATAACCGCTCGGGGAACGGTATTCCTTGGTTTTTGGTCGTTCTTGGAGCCCTTTACGACGCTTGGACATACGGAGTTGTTGTAAGCAAGCAATACTGGATTTACGAGGAAAAGGAAGAAGTCGAGTATCAGCCGGTACTTTTGAACGGAGAACCCGTTTATGACGAGGACGGTAATCCGCTTATTTCGCAGATCGTAAAAAGGGTGCCTGTAAAGGACAAGCCCTGGGTCGAAATAAGACCCGTTGAGAACTTTAGAATTCATCCGGCTTCAGACTGGCTGGATCCTATAAATTCGAGTCCGTTCCTTGTCGATATGATTCCGATGTTTTACGTAGATTTGAAGAACAAACTAAAGGAAGTGGACGAAAACGGCGAGCCAAAGTGGCTTCCGGTAACAGACGATCAGATTGCCTCAGCAACTAGGCACTCATACGACTCCACTAGGCTAACAAGGGAAGATAACAGGCAGGAAAAGTACGATGTTTCCGTAACACCTTCCCTAAAGAGCTTTGATATTGTATGGGTTCATGAAAACATTTTTCGCATCGGCGGAAGGGACATTGTTTTTAAGACCCTGGGTACGGAAACGCTGCTTACAAAGCCTAAGCCCCTGGAGGAAGTCTATCATCACGGGGTAAGACCTTATGTTATGGGCTACTGCCTAGTAGAACCGCATAAGATTTATCCTACAAGTGTTTGTGAACTTGGGGAGCAGTTGCAGAAGGAAATAAACGAAAATGCGAACCAGCGTGCAGACAACGTAAAGTTGTGTCTGAACAAGCGCTTTTTCGTTAGAGCAGGGGCGCAGGTCGATATAAAAAGCTTGCTTAGGAACGTTCCTGGCGGTGTAACCTTTGTCGGAAGAATGCATGGGCCGGACGGTCCGGACGTATTTCCGATGGAGTTTCACGACGTAACTTCAAGCGCCTACGCAGAGCAGGACCGGTTAAATGCCGATTTTGACGAGGTGATTGGTCTTTTTAGCGCGTCCACCCTGAACACGAACCGTAGACTGAACGAGACCGTGGGCGGTCTTTCCATGCTTCGTGGCTCCGTAAACATGATTAAGGAGACCGAGCTAAGGGTGTTTGCGGAAACCTGGATGGAGCCCGTTTTAAGGCAGCTTATAAAGCTGGAGCAGGTTTACGAAAACGATCCCTATGTACTTGCAGTTGTAGCAGGCCGAGCGGGTCTGATTCAACGCTATGGTATTGACAAGGTAACAGACGAGCTTTTGAAGCGGGACATTACGATTAGGGTTAACGTAGGCATGGGTGCAACTGACCCTATGATGAAGATAAATAACTTCCATATCGGAATGAGAATTCTTAATGAGTGCCTTGCAATCGGTCAGGGAGTATACAACTTCCCAGAGGTTGCAAAGGAAGTGTTCTCCAGGCTTGGCTACAAAGACTGCTTCCGGTTCTTGCAGAACGGAATGCAGACTGACCCGGAAAAGATACAGCTTGCGCAGCAGTTGCAGCAGGCTACGCAGGAGCTTTATGACAGGGACGTCGAACGCGAGACAAGGATCTTTCTTGCCAAACTAAAGGAAATGGGACAGATACAGCGAAAGAAAATGGATGTGGACGCAAAACTAACTCAGAAGTATCTGGAACTTATGAATCCTGTTTCTGGGGAAAAGCCCCCTGCGGGAATATCACTTTTAGGTAGAATGCGGCCCGAGGTGCCTTATGGCCAGTACGGAACTTGAGTTCGGCTTTGCGGACGACCGGGAAATTTACGCCAGACTGTCTCTTGCTAAGGAAGCGCACGAGTTTTTTAAGTCTAGTATAGGCATGTACGTGCTTGGGTGCGCGGAGCAGGAGATAAGAAAGGCAATAGGCGTTCTCTTGGAGGCGGATCCCGTAAGGGACGTTGACAAAATAGCTAAGGCACAGGAACGAATCAAGATTGTAAGGCTTAGTATCGACTGGCTCAATGAACTGGTAAGCACTGGAGAAGCCATGTTGCAAGCTGGTTCTATATCAAAGGACATTGAGCCGTAAACCTGTAAAAGTAGGGAGAGATCATGGACACGGACGAAAAGCAAGTACCTGAGACAGATCAGCAGACGGACCAGGAAGCAAGGCCTGCTATTCAGCCTCCAAAGCCAGAGGAAGACCCTAGGTTTAATCTGGTTGAGGAAATTGCGGCAAAGCTTGACGAAGCCAGAAGTAAGGAGCTTTCGCCGGTAGGGCCTGAAGAGGAGACTCCGGCTGCAAGGCCCTCTCAGGAAAAACAGCAAGCTCCAGCTAAGGAGCCGGAGGAGCCTTACGAGCTTAAGGTCGAAAGAGAGGTTTACGAAAAGAAGCTCTCACTTATCAATGCCCATGAGGATATACCGCTTGAGACGCTAGATAAAATCAGTGCAGCCTCCACGATGGACGAGCTTAAGAAAATCGAGCAGGAGCTTTCCAAGGAGCCCACACAAGAGTCCAAGACAGAAGCGGCAGAGCGGGAGGAATACTTCGAGGTCGTTATCAATGGGAAGCGCCGTCGGGTAACGAAGGACGAGCTTATTGCGCATTACCAGAAGACCGAAGCGGCTGACGAGTATCTAGAAAAAGCCCGTGCAGCCAAAAGTGAGGCGGAAAGACTAAAGAAAGAGCTTGAAGAACTCAAAAAGCAACTTTACGTGCAACAGTCGGCAGCCCAGGTGCCAAGAGCCGCTCCGCAGGCACAACCAGCCGAAGGAAAGGTTCCGGCACCGCAGATTGATGAGGCTAAGCTGGCTGACATGGCAAAACGACTGGCCTACGGGGACGAAGAGGAGTACAAGAAAGTCCTTAAGGAATGGACCGAGGCGGTACTCCAGAACATTCGTCCGGCCATAGGTGCTCCCGGGTCCACAGGACATGGGCTTCTTACCGAGGAGCAGGCCAGGCAAATCGCCAGGATCGAGGCGGAAAGGCAGCTTGCCGTAAAAGCCATACAGGCAAGGTTTTTTTCCGAATACTCCGATCTGGCGCAGGACCAAATTCTCTTCGAACTCGTAAACAAGCGAGCAGAAGAGAAAATTGCCGCAGGCAGGGATCCTTACGACTGGGATACATACGATGAGGCGGCAAAAGAGATCAAGGCTTGGAGGTACGGAGAGAAGACGCAGGCACGGGAGCGAGAGGGAAAAAGCGCTTCCACTACGTACGATCTACCGAAAAAGGTCCAAGAGGCGATCGAAGAACGCAGACGAAAGAAGCTGCAACTGGACGTGATTGAGGGAGCCAAAAGCGCTCAGCACGCTGGCTCCAGGCGTGAGCCTATGACCGAGGAGGAAATGAGAAGGGAAGCCCTTCTGGAAACCGCCAAGGCTAGGCTGCACACGAACATCGGAACGGGTTACTAATGGATCTAATTTTTATGTTAATGGAGGATACTAGCTATGGGACAGGTATGGGCAGTTAATTCTTTGGGCGGGTACATGTACGCCGCCAATCTGAGCAAGGAACTCAGAATGGCCGTACAGCCCCTTGTCAAGTTCAGACAGTTTGCGGACGTTAAAGACGCTGCCTTTGGAGGCAAAAAGCGTGGGGACACGTTCCACTGGAACGTCTACCTGGACGTCGCCACCCAGGGCACGACCCTTACGGAAACGAGTACGATGCCCGAGACGAACTTCACGATCGTTCAGGGAACCCTGACGATCACGGAGTACGGCAACTCGGTTCCGTATTCGGGAAAACTGGACGATCTTTCCTATCATCCGGTCAAGGAAATTATCAACAAGGCCTTGAAGAACGATGCAAAGAAAGCGTTGGACACCGCTGCCTATAATCAGTTCAATGCGACTTTGCTTCGGGCGGTGAGTACCGCTAGCGGTTCTATTGTCTACACGACAAACGGGACCGCAACCGCTACGAACAACCGAGGCCTTAGNAAGAGCGAGTTCCCGTACATGATCGACTGGATGAAGGAGCGGAACATTCCTCCCTACGAGGGTGACGACTACTTCTGCATTGCGCATCCGACGACCTTCCGGGATCTCAAGAACGATCTTCAGAGCGTGTTTCAGTACACGGTCACAGGGTTCCAGAGGATCGTCAACGGGGAGGTGGGCCGNTACGAAAACTGCCGGTTCGTGGAGCAGACGAACATAGCTAAGGCAACCTGGGCNAATGGGAAGTCGAACTGGGCCTTTATCTTCGGGGACGATACCGTTGCGGAGGCAATTGCCGTGCCTGAAGAGATCAGAGGCAAAATTCCTACCGACTATGGGCGTTCCCAGGGTGTTGCGTGGTATTACCTCGGAGGGTTCGGTATCGTGCACACCGTGGCTTCCCAGTCCAGGATCCTTAAGTGGGACAGCGCTGGCTAACCGCGAAAGGGGACTGGGACGTTACCTAGAGTGATAACGCGCAGTACGGTTCTTGGGGGGAGTGTCGGAAAGATGCCAGAGTCTTTTCGGTCTCCCCCCATATTTTTTAATGCGAGGTGTTTATGAAGGATCACCTTGTTGGGTACGAGAATGTGATTGGGCAGTAAAGAGAGGAACTTCCTATTGCGAAAGGTGCATGGAGTAGACGATGGAAAAGCTAGATAGAACAAAACCTTATATGGAAGCCTACGGGCCAAACCTGAAGTATAGGTACATTCAGGAATGGCGCTACTACAATAAGGACGGAGATCTTGTGGACGAACAGGGGAACCTGCTGGCACCGGAAGCTGCAAGTAAGCAGCCGAACAGACAGCAGGAGGAGTCTTCTCAGCCAGTAAAGGAGCCAGATCCGGTACAGGTAAAGCAGCAGGCTGCACTTACCTGCCCGATTTGCGGCTTTGTTGCGGCTAATCAATGGGCCGCTAATGCGCATAAAAGGACCCATGAAAAATGAGTTGGAACCCTGGCATTCCTCAAGGCAACGAAAGCCAGAAGATAAAGTACGAGATCGTACCATATACGAGAGGCTACGGACTGGATTTGGGTTGTTCCATCTGGAAGCCTTACTCTCACATGATAGGTGTGGATGTGTACTGCTCCCACTGCGGGCAGACCAGAAAGCACCTTCCTGGATGCCCTGGGGCGTGGCACATAAACCTTTTCCATATTGCAGATAAATTGCCCCTTTTTGCCACGGCCAGTCTGGATTTTGTCTATTCCAGCCATCTTTTGGAGCACATGCACAATCCGTTGGAAGCGCTTAAGGAATGGTGGAGAATTATAAAACACGGCGGTCACCTGGTACTTTATCTGCCTCATGCGGACCTTTACCCTAACACTCCGGAAGAGGGCGGAAATCCAGAGCATAAGCATAACTTCAGGCCAAAGGACATTATCGAGCTTATGAAGCAGGTACGACCAGGCTGGGACCTTTTAGTAAGTGAAGTGCGGGACAATGACACGGAGTACAGCTTTCTTCAGGTCTACAAGAAACTTGCGACTATAACCTACAGGTTTCTTTACTCAGCACCGCGTCCGGCAAAAACCTGCCTAGTCGTAAGGTACGGTGCCGTGGGAGACATGATTCAGACTTCGAGTGTTCTAGCCGTGCTAAAAAAGCTTGGCTACCACGTTACAATGAACACAACGGAACGTGGAAAGGATATTCTCCTTTTCGATCCCAACATAGACGACTGGCTTATCCAGGACGATGACCAGGTGCCTAATACAGAACTACCATACTACTGGGAGGCCCTAAGCAAAAAGTACGATAAGTTTGTAAACCTCTCNGAGACCGTGGAGGGTACGCTTCTTGCAATGCCTGGCAGGGCTTTGCACGCAATGCCCAAGAGTGTAAGGCACAGGCTTACGAACATAAACTACCTGGAGTTCATGCACCAGGTTGCAGAAATACCGTATGAGCCGAACGTAAGGTTTTATCCCTCAAAGGATGAAGCAAACTGGGCAAGACGGGAAAAGGCCAAAATTGGCGCTCCAGTACTTCTTTGGGCACTTAGCGGATCAAGTGTTCATAAGGCATGGCCCTACCAGGACGCTCTTTTTGCCAGGATCCTTCTTAGTACGGACTGGCACATTGTAACAGTCGGAGACTCTGTGTCTCAGATGCTCGAAGTTGGATGGGAAAAGGAGCCAAGGGTACACATGCAGGCTGGCAAGTGGTCCATGAGACAGACCCTAGCCTTTGCGCAAGTTGCAGATATGGTTGCAGGGCCGGAGACCGGTGTGCTTAACGCAGTAAGTTTCGAGAACGTGCCTAAGATACTTTTCCTATCGCACTCTACTGTAGAAAATCTTTCACGAGACTGGATAAATGTGGTATCCTTAGTTCCAGAAGGATGTTCATGCTATCCGTGCCACATGATGCACTACGGGTTTAAGTTTTGTAAGCGTAACGAGGAAACAGGCGTTGCGGAGTGCCAGGCAAGAATAGACCTGGAGANCGCCTGGAGAGCTTTTCTAGAGCTTAAGGAAAGAACCGAAGTGCGAAAAGCCGTGTAGCCCTGGGGGTAAAGTCAGATGGCTAGAAGCCTTACAACCAACTTTACAGTAACCGGAGACGAAATCATAAAGGACGCCTTAAGGTGCCTTGGAGTTATAGCCTCTGGGGAAAATCCTACCGGACAGGAAATTACGGACGGTAGACGTGCCCTTAACATGATGATCAAAAGCTGGATGGGCCCGGAGTCTCCCCTTACAAGCGGCCTTAAGGTCTGGCAACGGTCGATCTCTACAGGCATTATCCCGGCTACGATGGGCGCAAAAATTTCCTACACGATAGGTGNCTCCGGATGCGATCTTACGATGCAGCCTCCGGTGCAAATCATCGCAATGACGGCCAAAAACTCAGACGGAGTTGAAACTAGTCTGGATCCGTTTACGCTCCAGGAATACTTCGCAATTAGCGATAAAACCGCAACGGGCGT